ACAAACATAGATAAAGAACTTGAAAAAAGACCATTTCATATAACGCCCGACACAGAAACAACAACAACTTCTGAGGAAACTGAAGATAATGATTCTGATGAAAAAGCTGCACAAAAAAGAAAAGAATTAATAGAAAAAGCAAAAAAAGATTATCAAACATTTTTAGATACAAAAGTTCAATTAGAACAAGATCATCTTCATAATTTGAAACCTTTGATGGATCAAGAGATTGCAGATGTTAAAAGTAAATATGATATCATTATTGCAAAAGCAATGGAAAATGGATTGAAAACCAAAACATTAGAGGAAGCAAAAGAGAAAGAACTTCAAGCAATAAGAAAAAAGTTTGCTGATATGGAAGTTGCTCAAAATAAAGAAAAGTTTGATAAAATGTTGGCTCAAGCAAATTCTTATATTAGCTCGGTTGGTCAAGTATTTTCTGCGGTTGGCGGATTATTGAGTGCAATGAATCAAAAAGATCAAAGGGAGATGGATAATCATCGAAAAAAGGAAGAAGAGGATTTAGCAGATAGATTTGAAACTATGCGAGAAAATCTTAAAAATGAAGTTTTGACAAAAAGCGAAAGAGATGAAAAAATGAAAGAGCTTGATGAAAAAGAAGCGGCTGAAAAACTTGATTTAGAAGAAAAACTTGCGAACAAAGAAAAAGATATCAAAATAAAAATGGCTAAAAGAGAAAAAGCTATGGCTTTAATGAACGCTATTATTAATACTGCTCAAGCCGTAACTTCAGCTTTGACAGTTCCCGGAATTGGACCAATTTTAGCGGGAATTGTTGGAGCGTTGGGAGCTGCCCAAATAGCTGTGATCCAATCGACTCCGCTTCCTACATTTGCAGAGGGTGGAATCGTTTCAGGTCCAACTGTTGGTTTGATGGGGGAATATGCGGGAGCAAATTCAAATCCTGAAGTCATTGCTCCCTTATCTAAATTAAAGAGCATGATGTCAAGCGGACAACAAACAGTTCAAGTTGTTGGAAGAATAAGCGGAAACGATATTATTATTGCATCCGAAAGAGCTGAATTTAATAGACAACGATATGTTTAAATTTAAAATTTTTAATATAATGGTTCAATTAATTCCTTTTAAAATTACTTATAACTTCTAATGGCTTTTACTAAAAGATATTCCACCACAGTTGAATCATATAATGAAACAACATACACAGTTGAAATTTGGGATAATGTTACCACCTCTGTTTCGGCGAATGATTTTAAAATCGATACTGGTTTTTCTATTGATTATAATGGAGATACAAATGATAAATATAATCCAATAATTACTTCTAAATGTAAGCTTCCATTTATTGTTCAAAGTGGGGGCGATGCTAATTTTATAAATCAATTAAGATCATCCTCTTATTCTGAAAAAGATGTTTATGTTTATATATATAAAGGATCAGATTTAATTTGGGGCGGATTTATTTTATTAGAATTAGGAAAAGAAGAGGATTTAGCGTATCCATATACTGTAAATCTTTGTGCGGTTGATGGAATTGCTTTAAGTAAAAACTTATCTTTTGTTCCTGATGTTGCATTATTTCCTCCATTTGATATTGCGGATACATTCATGGAAAGCGATCCTCAAACCTTTATTTATTGGCTGAAAACTATGGTTTCAAATATTGGTTTTCCAACAACAACTCAAGGAGCTTCTGCGGATTATAATATAAAAACTGCGGTTGATTGGTACAATGAAGAGCATTCAGGCACAACTGCAACCGATGATCCTTTAGCCCTTACTCGATGCACCGTTGAAATGATGTATAATGAAATAGAGAACGATAATTGGGCGGATTATAAATACGAAGCAAACACAATTTATTCGGTGTTGGAATATATGTGCATCACTTGGGGAATGAGGATGATTTATTGGGGAAATACTGTTTTTTTTATTCAAATATCACAATATAAAAACTCTGAAAGCGGAACATTCTTAGCTCCTATAAATATCACAACACGAACTTATGATAAAAACGGAACATTTGTTTCGGCTGCGGATGACATAGGAACAACTAATTTAGCTTATGATTTAGATTTTGAGGGATCGGGAGCAAATGGTTTGCAAAAATTATCAGGAACAACTTATGATTTTTCAACTCCTATTAAACAAGTTAAAAGCAATTTTCTTTCTTTTGGGAATTACAATTATCATGTTGCTTTCCCAAGAATTTTTAATGAAGGAATTTGGGATGCTTCTCTAACTACTCAAGAAGTCATAACAGAGGGAGAGATTATTAATATAAAAAATCCCGCTTTAGCTGATTCATTTTTTACTCAAATATTTTTAAATATAAACAACACGGGAGGAAAAGAAGATTTATTGGTAAATTTTACCATTAGAGCAAAACCAAAAGGATCGGCTTCTTGGACTTATATGTTAAAATCAGGAGCTTCTAACCTTTTTTGGGATTCTTACACCGCCCCAACGGGAGGAGTAGTTGATCCCGTTTTAGGAGTTATTGATCCAAGTAGCGGGGGCGTATTGGCTTTTTGCAAAAAGATTGAGCTTCAATCCGGTTCTTCAACAATCAATATCATGGCGAGTCAAATTGGAGGTGGAGCAATTCCAACAGATTCGGCTTTTACTGGGGTTTGGACTTTTCAATGGATTGCTTATGCAAAATATAATCAACCGAGCGGAGGTATGGGTCAATTTAATGTTGGAACTTTAAATGGTCATGGAGGAATTGTTAGTGAGTTCATACAATATACGGGAATGTATTTTCCATTTTTTCCGGCTGGTTTTTCAGGTTTTACTGATGATATATTTATTAATGAAGCTACAATGACTAACATGAACTATCCCGTTTGGCATCCAAATTGGAGTAATCAGGGGCAATTAGTTCCCGCTCCTCACAATCCAAATGTTGATTTATCTTCAAATTATTTTTGCCAAGTAAAAAACGGAGCTATCGG